GATACCTTATTCATTAACTTTTGGAACTCAATATCATCTTTTATGTCCTCACTTTGGTTTTGAGCCGATGCCGTACAACCGAATAAAAATATAAACAATAAGTATTTCATTACTTAATAGATTGAATTTTACCTAAACTTTCAAGTGTGCTTAGTTTTGCCGTTGCAGATGCCAAAGATGAATCGCATCTTCTTAAAGCTACTTGCATAATATCTACCTTCTCATCTAACCTTTCTACCTTAACGCCTTGACTTGTGATTTGGTCTTTAAACGTAGAACGCACATCAATATACAAAGCAGATATGCCACATAGAACAATAAATAAAGTAGCTACAACAGGGTTTTTAGCAAAGTCTTTGAACGATACAGGTAATGCCATTTTAAAATAATTTTTTATAGTAACCTAATGAATATCCTTGTGTGCCATAATTTACCAATATAAGACCCTTTTTAGGCACCTTTAAGCCTACCCCTATACTAGCACCCAAAACATTATTAGAGTTCCTTAATTCGCCTCCTATTAATAATTCTGTTTTAGGCTTAATAGTGTTTGTAATATATATAGTTTTTTCTTGAAGTTTAGCTTCAAACCCCCTGCCAATTATTTTATTTTGTGTGATTGTGTCCTGAATGTAGAACGTATTTGAATCTATTTTTATTGTATCGCTATACGCTTTTACCTGTAAATAGTCGTTGATTATGCGTATTGTATCGTGTACAAAAATCTGTACAGAATCTTGTACAATAATTTGATACGGAATAGAATCCCCTTTTTTATACTTAGTCAATGTTTTAACATTGATTATTGTATCAGTTTTTATTGTGATTGTATCTTTGCTATATTTTGGCGCAGTAAATAGTAGTAAAATTACTACTGTTAATAATACAATTACCAATAAATTCTTAGTCATATTTCTTACTTGCTTTGTAGTAATATCTAATTGCAAATACCCCTGAAATAATAGCAGTCAAACCTGCCACCAAAGTTACAAAAGGTTGTACCTGTGTTAATGTTAAAGAGGCTGCAGTTAAACTGATGCCTGTATTAACCAATGCTTGACTGCTATCTTGTGTCATCTAATCTTCTTTTACTTCTGTTTGAGGATTTTGTACTTGTTGTGGATTTTGTTCTTGCGCTAATTTACCTAAGAACTGCAATAATGGTAAGCCATAAGCAGTCGGGATTGTGTTGATAAATTGCTCTAATTCTTTAACTTGTTGTTCGTTTAACGTAATCATATTATTTTATTTTATTCACAAATATAGTATTTTGTTACGGATTAACAAATGGTAAAGGTAAAATTACTATAGGTGGATTAACTTGATTCTCTATTTGAGCATCTAAATTAAGGTCTAAAGCCTCAACATCTATTGAAGCATCTAACCAGCCACAAACGATGTCATAGGTTAATTGCTCGTAAGGAATAAAGTTAGCAACATCATCCTTTGAGAATGATTGTGCGCCATAAACACTTGCAAAGTATTCTACTCCGTTAATTGTTTCTTTAGCATATCTTGACCAATGTGCTACTACTACAAAGTCTGTTAATGTTCCGTCTTGTGGAACGCAGTCTAATTGATTAATGTACCAATATTTCATATTATTTTATTTTTGCTTTTAATTCTTCTATTTGTGCTTGTAAGTCATTTATAATTTGCTCGTGTTTTTGCCAACCAGCAATTAAATGGAATGTAAATGCAGTCTTATCTACTCCCCAAGTTTTATATTCTTCAGTTCCAAATAATTCATCATCGCTACCTTTTGATACTGCACCTTTATATGTTTCGTATAATTCTTGTGCAATTACTCCAATTTGTGGTTTATTAGATTTATCATCTTTCCAATAATATTCTCTAATTTTAGTTGATTTAAGAATGTCAATAGACTTTTTCTTATCAGCATCCCCTATTATATTTTTTAAATTTGCATCAGAAGTTGTATTATATCTTACTAAACCAGCACTTCTTAAATAATCAATACTACCTCTAAATGCACCACCACCACCATCAGTATAAAATTCCAAAAATAAATTGTTTCCAGATGCTGCTTTATTCCAACATTGGATTGTAGTGTCTCCAAGCGTAGTTGCACCAACTCTACCTCCATTTGTTAATGTTACTCCAGTATCAAAAGCTCCAGTTGTACCAACTAATACATTACCACCCGATGTGATTCTCATTTGATTGGTATTTGAAGTACCAAATTGCATACTATTAGCAGCATGGTCATAATTTATAAATCCTGAGAAACTTGCACTACCTGTTGTTTCTGCATCTGCAAAATGTATAGAACCACTACTTGCAGAACCTGAAAATATAGTCATCCCTGTATTACCACTACCGCTACCAACTACTAAAGGAAGACCAGCTACATTAAACCCAGTACTTGTAGTTCCGATTCCAACGTTACCACCGCTTGTGATTACCATTCGTGGTGAAAATGAAATAGAATTATTAATTGTTCCAGAAGCAGCATTTAAAAAGTCTATTGAACCATCTGTGTTACTTTGAATTACTGCAGCAGCACCTGTTGCTTTATATTTCCAGTCTACATTGTAATAAGCATTTCCAGTTAAAATAAATCTGTTATTAAAACCAAATAATCCTGCTCCACCTGCCATATCTAAACCAACCGACAAGCTATTAGCAAAAGGACTTACACCAATACCAACACTACCACTAAACGTAGCACTTGTACCTGTTAAAGCACCTGTAAATCTACCTGTTCCTACAAAGTCATTGTTATATGTAGCACCTCCGAAAGTAGAAGTAACCGTTCCACCATTTGCTTCAATAATTACTAAACCTGTTGCATTGTAGTTTGCTAATGTAACTCTGTCAGATGACCAATATAAAGCACCATTTCCTGCAGTCATCCCTGTTAATCTATATGCTGATGCTTGAACTGTACTTGAAAAAACTGCACTCGTTCCGTTTAATGCATCAGAAAATCTACCTGTACCATTAACATCTAATTTATATGAAGGACTTACTCCTATACCAATATTAGAACTTACTTGTTGTATTATACTATTTTCTATTGTAGTATCACTACCACTAAAAACAGGTATATAATATATTGACCTTGTTCCTGTTCCTGTAATTGGATTAGTTAAAGCGTTTTGTTTTCCGTTAAAAGTATTCCAATCAGTAGAACTTAAAGCTCCGTTTGCGCTTGTACTTGCTAAAGCTAAACTTAAAACTTGTGTGCTTAAACTTAATCCATTAGCCGTACCTATTGTTACAGGATTGTGTAAATTAGATGTTAATGCTATTGTTCCACTTGCATCAGGTAAAGTCCAAGTTCTTGCACTTGATACTGTTGTAATTGGCTGTAAATAATTAGTAAACCCACCTGACTTTAATACTAATGTACCAATAGCCGTAGCGGTATCTCTTGATAAAGCTGCCAACCAATTTCCTGATGTATCAGTAGCAAAAACATTTTGAGCATACAAATCAAAAAGACCTAAAGTAACATTAGCGGTTGCGCCTGTGTATGGTACATAGCTACTTAAATTTGATGTTAATGCTATTGTACCTGTAGCATTTGGGAAAGTGTAAGTATTGCCTACGCTTGTACTTGCAAAGTTTAAACTATTATAACCCCCACCTTCTAAATTAATTTGTAACCCATTTACATTTGCACCTACAGTAGTACAAAAAGAAACTGCACTTGCACCTATTCTATAATCTAATGCAATACCTACTTGTGAATAGATAGGATAAGTATTAAAATATTGCATCACCTGAAAAAATTTAGTTCCTGTTATTGTTTCATTACCTGCTAAATGCACTACTAAACTATCATTAGCAGGAGTATAACCTATTGCAGGTTGCTTTGCATTAAACGTACTCCAATCTGTTGAACTTAACTTACCTGTATTTGTAGCCGAAGCAACAGGCAAATTAAAAGTATGAGTAGCAGTTGAACTTGATATAGCAAAGTCTGTTCCGCTTGTTCCTGTCGCTAAAAATTGTACTTGTCTTGTTAAGTTATTTAACGAAGTTAATCCCTTAGAAAATGTTGTAACTACTTGGCACAAATGATTGTTCTCTGTGTGTAAAGTAACTACTCTTGTATCCACATTTACATATATTCTAATTGCTATTCTATCAGTTATTGCTAAAGTAGTTTGAGTAACAGGGATAGCAAAATAATAAGGACTTAGTGTAGTCCCATTAGTTAAATATTCAGGTACGCTTTGGCTACTTCCTATTAAAGTAAAAGTAGTGCCGTCATACTTATAAACTTCTGCATATACATAAGGATTATGAGCATTAGAATTCACACTAAAATAAAACTCACAATTAAAGTTTCCTGCAGGTACTTCTAATAAAGCAGGGTCATTAGCATCTGTTATGTAACTTGCTATATATCCATTAGTTGAAGCCGTAATATCTGTCCCTGCACCTGCAATAGGGTCTTTACTAAATTCTCTATAAGCAACCCCACCGATAGTACCTTGACTTACACTTGAATTTAGATAGTAAGAAACCGAACTACCGCCACCTGTTGATGTTGGGAAATCCGCCAATGCGCCATCGCCTCTAACATATTGAGTAGCATCCCCTGCAAATCCTATGTTAATCGTTCCCGCACTTGTAATTGGACTGCCTGTGATTGTTAAAGCGTCGCCTGTTTCTGTAACCGCAACGCTTGAAACTGTGCCTGTTGTAGCAAATAAATCAGCTATCTGTAATAACGTAATCTTTTTACTTACTCCTGTTATCGGGTCACCTATGATAGTTAAATCAGAGGTAGCAGGTGCCATCTCCGTTGCTAGTTGATTAATTTTTTTAGATTCCATTTGTAGGTATTTGACAAGTGTCGTTTAATGAAGATAATGTTAATGAGAAATCAATCTTTAAACCTGCTAAATAATCAGGGTCAGATTCCGTAAAAAATGTTACTGACATATTATCACTAACAACCCAATTATAAATATGGTCTCTAAGACTAGCAACCATATCCTGACCTACTAAAGTCATATCACTTAATACTTCCGTTTCGTTTGTTTCCTCCATTAGCATCCTATCCATAACATAGATAGAAAAATTATATTGTATTTGCTTTGCTAGTATTTGAGCATCGTTAAGATTAAAAAACATAGCAGGGTATGTTACCTCACCATTACTTAACCTTTCCCAAACATCACCAAAGTAAACAAACTTAATTTGCTCGTGGTTGTTTCCGAATGCTGTTATTTGCTTTACTATTTGATTTAGGGTCATTCTTTTTTGTTTTGTCTAAATAAACTTTTAGCTTATTTTGATTCTTAATGTTAGCTTCTTTGCTCATATTAGCAACCGATTTTACCTTGATATTTTTCCGATAGTGGCTTTTTGCCTGAACAATCGCAATCATCATCTAAAAATAAAGAAGTAGTATAACCTTCTAAGTCAGGTAAAATTGTATCTATTCCGCTTGTATAGTTTAAATATTCAGGGAACATAGTATTGTTCTGTCTAAGATATTTAATTAATCTTTGCTTGTAAAACTCTGCTCTTGTCCTGTATCTATTAGCCACATCAATCATATCCTGCATAGATGGGTTTTCCTGATTCTCCCCTGACTTTCTTAGCAATCCTTTATTATAGAACTGATATGATAACCCCATAGGTAATTCACTCATTACATAGTAAATCAAACAATCTGTAACATAGTTGTTAAGTAAAGATTGTTCATCTGCATTTAAGTTATTACCATTAATACCTGCTTGTAATCTATTGTAAAATGTGCTGCCTAGTGAAGGCATAATATACATATCTTGTGCAGTCTTAATTTCAGGCAATATTAACTTTTCGTCAACATTAGCGTGTAACCCTGTTCTGTCTTTTATGCTTTGTACTGATATGAATAATGTATTTAATGACATCTTATTATTTTTTTCTTGTAACTATATTTGTTTTCCACTCGTGTCTGCAAGATTCGCTATGGTCGCCATCAGGCATTGTCCACCATCCGCCACCTCTATCCCAAACCGAATAACCTAATCTTGCTGAAATTTGCTCTATGTCGCTTCTACTATATAGCTTTTTTGCTCTTATTAATTCTTTGCAAAAAGGTCTGCTATTTGTTAAATCCGAATCGCTAAATCCTGACTTCCAACCATAAGAATAACGAACTAGAATTTCTGTGGTTTGAGGCTTAACATTACCAACTGTCTTACTTAAAGGCTGAACTAACTGCCTTGAAATAATGATATTGCTATTAATACCCTTTCCTATCTTCTCTTCGGTAGTCTTTAATATTTTTCTATCTTCTAAGTCTTTTAAGATATTATTTATTGTCTCAACGCTTTCGTCTAATACCTCTGCTAATACTTCGGGAGTAACGTCTTTTTGTTTTGCAATTTGGTCTAAAATATCCGATTCTAATTGCGTAACATCTGCAAACATATAAAAGTCTGCTTCTTCGCTAAAACGCTTTTTAGACTTCCATACATTATAAGATTCTTGACTTTCGCCAAATTCATAAAATACACTAAAGTCTTGAGCAGCAAATTCAGCATCTAATTCTGCTCCTAACCAAGTAGCAACCTCTTCATCGCTTAATGCATATCCTGTTTTAAGCATTGCACTAGCCTGTTCTCTGTTGATTTTACCTTTGTTAAACTCACGAATAATTCGCTGCATATTCTGCCACTCACGACCCTTCAATCCTTTTATATGCTCATTAACAGATAGTTCTTCAACAGGAGGTAATGCGTTACCACTTGCATCTAATTGAGGAGCATTTGTTGGAGGCAATCCAATTAATGCTCTAATTTCATCAGGGGTCATAGATTCCAAAACCTTATTAGCTACTAATGGACTTAGTGCAGTTATTCCATCTACAACTCTTTGTGAAGCACTTGATGCATCTGCTTGTAAAATTGGTAAGTTTAATTTTTCTCTTATCTCATCCTTAGTCATATTTTGACTAATAATCATCTCACTAAATTCAATACCTATTGGCTCTGTTGGTATAATTTTAATTTCACTTTCTACACCTTTATATTTAGCTAACATATTAAACACACTTTCTAAGTGCATCTGCTTTGCGTTAACATAAGTATTTTTAAATATTTCATAACCATCACGCATCTCTGTTCTAGTGCCTAACTTACCTGCTTCTGCAATACCCATTATAGAAGGAGTAGTTACTTGATGCCCACTAAATATATTAGTCTGTATTAATTCATCTACTTGAGCAAAATCTTCTTTTGTTAAATCACTTGTGCCTAAGTCATCAATTACAGGCTTTCTTGAAATGTCATTAACAAATGCAATCATATACTTTTTGCCGTCTGCTCCGCTATATGTCTTTCTAATTCTATTGTCTACATTACGCTTTTCTTCGTCATTAGGTTCGCCATTAGGTAAAGTAATAAGTTTACTAGCAGAAAACCCTGTCTGCGCATTACCTAAAATATGTTTAGATACCTCAATATCTGATTCAATATAGTTTAACGCAGCAAAATAACTAGGCAATCCATAGATACCAATGTTAGGTCTGTACTCTTTTACATACAGGATTTGCTTACCTGTTGGTTGTTTAGGGTTAAATGCCGCTACAACAATAGGCTTTACTTTATTATCCTTCCAATCTTCTTTGTACCAATACTGCGTATTATCTTTATTTGTACGCATCTTTGTGTAATCACAATGCCAAATCTCTGCAAGGTTACCTGACATATCCCAAATGATTTCTAAAAATGCACCGCCAAATATTTCAATATCTAAAGATACCTTTCTAGTTAAATCGTTTAAAGACTCTAATCTATTAGCTTTGTCAATAAAGGCTTGTGCATCAGCATCTCCTGACCAACCATTGCCTGTAATATAATGTACCTTGCTTTTAACAATGGCACTATGCTTAGAGGACTTATTATATAAATCCACTATGTATTCAGGATAATCATTGTTTTCGCCATATTTAATGTAACCGCCATCGACCCCTTTCTTTTCTTTAAATTCAGGTTGTCTAGCTTCTGCGAATGTTAATACTCTTAAATCTATCATTGTCTAATTGTATAAGTGTCTGTTGTTGTAAATTGATTGTATGACAAGGTAGAACCTGATAGCCACATAATGCCTGTTTCTAGCTTGTTTAATCCTGTTATATTTAAATTGCTACTGCTTACCTGTTCGTAAACCTCATAGGTATATTGACCCTCTAATGCACTAGCAAAGTTAGTGTTTGTTACAATACTAAATTCATTGTATCTATCCTTGTATAAACTTGTATCCGATGCGTTTAAAACTACAAATTTAATTACATTATTGCTACTTCTGTTCGTAAACACAAAAAGGTAGTTAGGGTTAGTCAGTAACTGCTTTTCAGTTAATGTCATAACAATAGTATTTGTTTCTGTTTTTGTCAAGTGTATCATCAATTATAAATAGCATTTATATAAATATTTACAAAATGCATAAAGTAAAGGCATAACTTGACTTATGTTGTAATAAAGTAAGTCAATAACTTTACTTTTTGACACTATGTTCATGATTCGTGAACACTATCAAAACTTGAACAGTTTACATTTTTTGATAATAGAGTAGTATTACTACCTTTTTATCAATCAATAGTGAGCCGTTTATCAATCATTTACGGCTCATAATATAGATATATGCGTATATATACGAATATATGCGCATAAAAAACCCCCACCTAGAAAACTAGGCAGGGGAACTAAACTATGAAAACTACAAACTTTATCCTGCAGTTGTAAGTGCAGCAGCAACAGTGCTATTAACTTCAGGAGCTAATGCAGGTTCAGCACCTGTAAAAGTCAAAGTATAACCACTTCTATCGCCTTCGGCAGTACCTGATGTAGCACTACCTGCAGTCAGGTCTAATGCTCTTGATTTGCCAATATACCAATATTTACCATTGTTATCTTTAGCAACCGCAACAAGTGAATTTTGAGCCAATAACAAGATTTCGTTTCTTGTGTTAGCTTGTAACTTGTTTAAAATTATTGTTAATTCAGGAGTAAAAAACAAAGTTCCATTTTGTACATTAGATGCCACATTCTCTGTGAACATAGAAGTACCTTTTGTTAACTCGTATTTATAGAATCTTTTACCTACAGCTTTTGTTAAAGCAGTAATTACACCACTTGCTTCGGTAGTAGAAGTTACATCTGAACTTGCAATAAAATAAACTTCTGTAATTCCACCTAAGGAATCACGACAATCTAGGGTATATCCCTGTGTTAATGCACACGCCATATTGTTTATTTTATATTTTTAAAAAATGGGGAGTATATTTCAACTCCCCTTTATAATTAGATTATTACTTTTACGATTTCATCAGGGAATGCAATGTTTACACCCATTTTGAATTCACAAGCAAATCTTACTTCATCAGCTTCTTTAGCAAAGAAGATTTCAAATTTTTCTTCTTCGTTCAATAAATCTGTACCTAAGAATAAGTTGCTTAATCTTAAAGCAAATACATCACCTGTTCCGTTCAAACCTGCAACTGCTACAACTTTGATTGAAGTACCCGGCAATACAAATTCAGAATCAGCTTTACCATCGAATGCATAGTTGAACATATTAGCGTTCTTTAATGCGATAGTGTAAGTTCTGAAAGTATCTTGACCTACGAAGATAGTCATATCATCTGCAGCTACTACTTTAGCAGGGATAGCCTTGTAAACGCCATCTAATAATGCAATCACGTTAGATGCAGTAATAGAAGCTACAGGTCCACCTGAAACGAATCCTGATACGTTAGCATCAACAACTCCTGAAGCAGCTCCAATTAACTTAATAAGACCATCAAATTTATTTAGGTTACCATTTGCAGACTCAGAATTTCCTTGCCAAATCGCAGTCTCTAATTGAGAAGCAATAGTTTTAGCTTTTTTATCTGTGTACTCTTGCTCAAAAGGAATTGAATCATACATTGAACCTGTTGGCAAAGCCTTTTGTAAATACTTAGCTTCTAATGTCTTTGGACATAAAGCCTCTTGTACTTTAACTTTACCTACTGTTACTGTTCTTTGTGTAAAAGAAGTTGTACCTGATGCGTTCCAACCGCAAGTACCACCTGCTTGAAAGAATGCATCTGTATCCATAATGTTGATAGTCTCTGCAGACTTTACACCAACCATTACGTTACCTGCACTTTTAATTAAAGATGCAGTTTTTGCGCCTAATACTGAAGAAGTAACCAATAATGCTTCGTTCTCTTTAGTATAGTTCGCTAATGTGCTTACTGAAAATGCCATTGTTTATTAATTTATTTGTTTAAAATTGCGTTTCTATATTTTTCTAATCTTTCGTATTTACTATCATTAGTACTTACATATGATTGAAATGCGTTTGATGCTTTTTGAGTAGGCTCGGCAGTTGGTGTGTTTGAAAGTGCTTGTACTAATTCAGCTACTTGTGCAAAACCATTCTTTACCTTGCTTTCTAATTCAGCAATCTTAGCATCTAATTCCATTTTTTTCTTCTCGTAGTCATTCTTTAACTCTGCAATCATTGCATCTGTGTCTTGTGCAGGTGGCACAGGAGCAGCAGGAGCAACAGGTTCTTCTACAATTATATCTTCTTTTGGAGAAGAGATTTCTACGATAGCACCTAATTCATCAACTTGGATAGATGTACCATCCATTAATTGATGCTCTCCCATAGGAGCAGGAGTGCCGTCAGCCATTTCTACCATACCACCAATTTCTAATGCAGATATCATAACCTTAGTTCCATCTACTAAAGAATATTCAGCCATTTCTACCTTTGTTACTTCAGCTGCAACGGGCGCAACAGGTACCATAGGCTCAACAACTTGTGGCATATCTTCAAATAAGGCTCTTATTTGCATTAATGCTTCTTTTGTATTCATTTTTCTTTTTATTTAAATGTTAATAAATATAATTGTTTATCACTTAGAACTAAACTTGTTCTAATATGTTTATTATCTTCTGCATTTTAATTTCCTCATTAGTTAATTTAGGAGTGTAATTAAATATGCCCTCAATAGAGAAGCCATTAATTAACCCTTCTTTAACCTTGTTCCATACTTCATCATTTTCTACTAGCATAGATACAAACCAACTTCCGTTTGGAGCATCCTCAAAACCTTTCATTGGCTCAATACCTCTTGCTTTGTCGCTAATAAAACTTTCAAACATAGTTACCCCTGTCTCTATTTGATTAGGGTCGTGCATTAAGTTTACATTGTTTTGGTAACCTTTCTTAAAGAATTTCTGTACAATCTTTGTAATAGTATCTTTAGAAAATGCAACATAGTAATCGCCAAAACTAGCATCACTCCTAAAGATAGGAGTATCAGCCAACATAGCGCACCCACTAATAATACGCTTATCTTCACTAACAATCTGAAACTTCTGTTCATTCTTAAACGCATTCCAATTCTTTTGAATCGCAGGTCTATCTACTAATGAAACGAATTGCACCTCTGCATCATCGTTTAAGTCATCCGATATTTCCAACATATATAAAGGTAATTCCATACTCATAAATAGTGTTTTATTAAATATTAACTAAATCTTGCTCTTTGTCTTATTGCAGCTATCCTTTGTTGATTGCTAGTTACATCGCTTTCAACTACATATGCTCTAACCGCTTGATTGCCAATATCATTAATTGATTGTTGACTGATGTTTGTTGTTTGCGCCATTGGTAATTGTGGTGTCATAGGTGCAGAAGTTGATACAGATGGCATTGTAGGATTAGAACCGCCACCACCGCCGGGAACTTTAACACCCATAATTGCTTTTACATTCTTTATACCACCTGCAATTGCAACACCTGCAGCTACTGCTCCCAATGCAGGACCGACAATAGGAATACCTGACATTGATTGATAAGCCTTTGTTGCTGCCAAATAAGTATCAATGGTTGCACTAGCTACAGCGAAGGCTTTACCTGCTGCTGTTTCCTTACCTACTACATCTGACAAACCACTAAGCAATGCAGAGATTTTCATTGCATTCTCAATCTTAGCTGCTGCCTCTTTCTTATCAATTTCTATTCTAGCATTAGCATTTGCCTCTACGCCTTCATTGTAAGCCTTCTCATTTATCAATCCTTTATCAAATGAATCTTTTAGTAAAGCATCCTTGTTATCTAACAATTCTCTTTCTACATCAAACTTTCCTGCTGCTTTTATGATTTCCTTATCTAAGTCAGCTATGTCTGTTTCTGCTTGTTTTTTGTCTGCTGTTAATTTTAATGCAGCAAGTGCTGTTTCTTCTTGAGTAGCTAAAGCTAATTTTAAAGCAATCTTTTGCTCTGCTGTATATTTTTCATTAGCATCAATATCTTGTCTCTGTTGCTCAAAGGCTGCCATTAACTGTGCTCTTGCCTTCTCGTTCTCATCCTTGATAGCTGCTAACTTATTTTCTAATCTAATCTTAGCAAGTTCTTTTTCGTATGCCTCTATTTTTGCTGCTTCTTCTTTAGCATACTTATCAGTTATTGCATCTCTTTCCTTCTTTTCTGCTGCTGCTAAATCTCCGTTATCCTTAATACCTGCTTCTTTTAACTTCTTTCTTTTTTCTTTATAAGATTCTTCAATATTTAAAAATTCTTGTTCTTCCTGAGACTTTAATTTTTTGTTAGCCTCTCTTAGAATAGCATTAGCCTCATCTACTTTCTTTTGTTCAGCATCATTGTCAGCCTTAGATTTAGCTCTATCTGCTTTATCAATACCTTGAATAGCTAATTGAAAACCTGCCTTTTTTTCTTTTAATTTATTAAGAGCAGCTTCTGCTTCTCTAATTGTATTATCTCCTTCTTTTGCTGTTTCAGCAGGGTCAAACACCATCTTAGCTAAACCACCTGTAAATCCTTCAGCTAAACCAAAGTCCTTACCTAATGCCTTACCTACTTGGTCCACCACTGTTAATACTGCAACTAAAGGTGCAGACAGGAATGTTATAATACCTTGTAGGATTTGCTTATTCCTTTCTGCTGCTTTTACCTGTGCATCCTTAGTAGCCTTAGCATTTGCTAGATTAATTTCAGCAGCCTTGATTGCCTCATCTGATTGCTTAATCTTTAAATCAAGTATTTCTTTTTCACTCTTGCCTTGTAATTTTAGTTGATTAGACTGACCATCTATTGCATCTAACTTATCTTCTTGAGTTTTTAAGTTTTCTTTAGATGTTTCATTTAACTTTTTTTGCTCCTCACCTACACCACTTACTGCTTCTTTTATATCATCCCAATATGCTACTAATGTACCTAATGCAACTAATAACAATCCAATACCTGTTGAACCAATAGCAGCCTTAATACCTTTAAAAGCATCAATAGCTACTGCCTTCATTTGTTTAAATGAATCTATGCTTTCACCTACTGCTTGTAATCCTTGAGAAATAGCCATTGCTGATTGAACCTTTAATAATGTTTTTTGAACATTATCTGATTCTGCACCAAACAAAGCCATAGCACCTTGTACTGCACCAAATCCACCTGCAACTCCTGATAATGAAGCAGTAAACGCTTTAAACTTAGCATCAGGATTAAACGCATCTGTTAATGCTTTAGCATCACCAATTCTATCTTTTAATTCCCCTGCTCTTTTTGCTGCCTCAATAGCTTCCTTAGATGTAGCACCAAACTTATCCGATAAGGCTGCAACTTCTTGTTGTGCTTCCCTAAGCTGCTTTTTAAGTGAACCAACAGAGCTTTCAGCACCTGATGTATTTACGTTTACATTTAAATTTAAATTCTCTGCCATTAGTATGTTGTTTCAATTACTTTTAATAAACTTATTTTGGTCGTGTTGTATTCCATAGGGTTAAAATTTTCAACCTTATTTAATCTAAATAGAACTCCATCAATCCAAATGTACTTGCTAAAGTCTAAATTATTAATATCATTTGTATTTAATAAAGCTGAACAAGTAAGTAGCTTACTATCTTTACTTGTAATTTCCGATATGTAATTACTATGATATGCGTTAAATATATTTGCTATTGGATAGCCGCTAGTATTAAACTTAGTCTCAAATGGCACACCAAAATTAATATCATTACTTGGTGCAAATGGGTCGTCAAGATGTCCACCATACCCATAAGTGGTTATAGTGTCGACTACTGATACTCCATTTAAAATATTGTAACTCGTTCTCCCTGTTATCTTTTTAATTTGTAATATTCTAATAACACTATCCATTGAATTTTCTTTAGTGTTGTTATCAGATACCTTATATATAGCAGGGTAAATCTTATCTGTTCCATCTTTTTGATATAAAACACTTGAAGCAAATATTACTTCAAGCGTATCTGTTTCTTTACTAAAATCATATTCTGTATCAAAAATCCTATCGCCATAGCTTTCATTGTATTTTTTATTATAATTCTCATTGTAAAAATCATTGTCTTTTGTAAACTTATAATCAAAATACCTTGCATTTA